AGTCATTGGTGTTGCAAGTATCAAAATTCCTACTAAATATGTTCAGAACAATGGACATTATCATTGTGAATTGCCCAAAATTACTAAAAGCGTTGGGTTAGGAGGTATGTTGCAAAGAATGGCAATTCCTGTTGACGGCACAGGATCTGAGAAAACAGAAGAAACGACTGAGAAAACAGTAGATCAAACACCGCAGACTAGTATTGTGAAACCTATAGTCATCACACGTAAGGCAAGTTGGTTAAATCGCTTATTTTATAATAAGAAACCAAGCAAATTTGATTTTTCAGTACCTATTAATAGGGAAATCGGACAACTTAAAGTTCGTAAAGATCAATCGAAATTGCGCAAAGTTACCGTACCAGATGAAGCTATGTTACCACAATTGTTCAATTATCTGAAGCTTAATAAGTTTCCACAGTATGAGAATCGAAAAATATGTCTAGAGCATATGAGCAAACTTTCGAGAAAATGGCTAGACGAAAAGGAAGCGCCATTAGACAGTTACACAACTGAGTTTGTCCATAGAGTATCTGCTACCGTCCAAAAGGCGGCAGATGAGCTCGATACCTCATTCTTATTAGCAAAAGATACAAATGAATATGATAGGAGAGTTCGATCTTCTCTCTGGCGTAAGATATTTGACAGGGCAAATATATCGTTAAACTAGTCTCACCCCCTCGCCCTGCTAGCGCACGCGTATCCTTAGCGTGCGTTAACACCTGCTGCCAAAAAGGAGAATCGCTCTTGCCAAAAGCCATTTGGAAACACGCAACAGTGACAGAATCTAAATTTTCATCCCTCTGTAAAGATCAGGTTTATGACATCATGTTCGACAATCCCGACATGACCGAGACTGATTACTTTATCATGCGAAACTGCATACACAACGAAACGGTAGGATTACATAACCGTTATCTAAAGTCCTCTCCTAATGATGTTACCTTCGACGATAAAGTTGTGGGTGAGATCTTAGATGAATTAGCCAAATTAATGAAGCCTCATTATGATGGACCACTGACCTTAAGTGAGTTCATGGCTAATAAAAAGGGGAAGTTAGCTAACCGTTATAAAAATGCAGTAATAGATGTAAAAGATAATGGTTTTGACATTAAAAGACACTCAAAGATAACAGCATTCGTCAAGAATGAAATCTACTCAGAAAAGAAACCGCCTAGAATGATCATGGGAAGAGATCCTAGATTTAATTTAATCTATGGTTTATTCACTACTGCCTTGGAGCACGCCATGGTTCAAGTACCACAATTCTCGAAAGGGAAGAACTTCTTAGAAAGAGGCAAGCAATTTGCTGACATTCTATTTGGTGAGTGGTATCTAGAGGGTGATTTTTCTAAATACGAGGGTACACAACGAGAAAAATTGTTAACAACAATAGAACTCGGCCTCGCTAGAAGATTAATGAATGATGCTGATTATGAACTTTTCAGAAAGTTGTTTTATGTCAAAATGATTAAAGATGGTCACACACAAAATGGTCTAAGGTTTAAATTCAATTGGTGCAGAGGTTCAGGTGACATGGATACAGGTTTAGGCAATTCTATAATCTGTTGGGTCGCTTGCAAGTACTTCTGTAGATACCACAATATCAAGGATCGATTTACCGTCGATGGTGATGATAATTTAATTGGAATACCAAAAGGCATGGAGACGTACACCGACACTTTCAAACTCTTCGGACTTGATGCGAAACTGATCTTAAAGAAAGATTATCATGATGTGGATTATTGTTCAGGTAAGTTTATCCAATACAAACCCGGACAATTCCTTTACGTACAGAACGTTAGAAAAATCATGCAGAATATAAGATTCTTTAGGAAGAAAGCTTTTGCACACGCCCGAGGCGATTACTATTATTCGTTAGGTTTAATGTATAAAATATTATATCGCAATTTCCCACTTTATGACAACATAGCAAATGCATTAATGCGCATTGGAGGCGCTCGTAAGAATTTCAAAATCGAGGTTTTGGATAATCTGAACAAATTTTATCGTGAACATATCGCACAAATGGATGCAAATTCATTCGATGGTGTAGATACCGATAGCATTAGTTTAGAAATATGCATGTGTTTTAAGATGTCACTAGGAGAAGTAGCACATTATAGTAAGTTTTATGACCACTTAAATCTAATTTTACCTAAACAACAGAATAAAGTATTACAATCGGTAAAGAGCAG